GCATTTTTGTCAAATTGAAGTGTAATCAATGATTCTGATGAAGGCACTTCTGTTTGGTCCAATAACTCTTCAAATAATTTATTGTCTGTAATCATAGCAGTAAAAGATAACTCATATGTTCTTTGTGCTGGAATAGCGGTCTTAACCGACTTGTTGCCAACGCCAATAAATCTCTTGTCTTGAAGATTATTGTTGATTGTCAAAGTCATGTTGGTAATCTTCAAAAATTGCTGTCCAAAGATAGAGAAAGAACCGGATGAGAAAAAGAAAGGCTCAAGAGATTCTTCACCAGTAGCGGCTAAGGTATTTGAGCCGCTTCCAAAGTTGAATAAATCAGCATTATCGGAAACTCCCGCACGACCTTCATAGGCTTCTCCGGTCTTCAATTTGTGAACGGCTCTTGAGTTTAAGTCCAAAGTCATTTTGACTTCTTCATTTTCGTTAGCCGTCATGGTCAAGGTATTCACACGATTTCCTCTGGCGATTCTCACAAAGTTGTGAGATTCAGTAGCCAAAGAAGTGTCCCCTGTTCGGTATGCGTTAGAGGCTTCTAATTTACTCATATTCTGTTCCAGTCCAAAGGAGGGTAATTCTTCACCGTTTGCTTCTGCAAAGGTGTATTTGATTGGGTTTGTCAAAACTCCACTTGCGTTATATTCAGGTAATGTCAAAAGAGCCATATGTGTTGCTGTATCTTGATTAGCAACAGGAGGAATCATAAAAGTAGAATCTTTGGCTGTCCGATAGAAAATTGGGCCAGTATTTGTAAATCCAGTAATGTCGTCGCTAAATGCTTTTGCTGTAGCAGTTTCTCCGATGTCCAAATAGTGAACATTGTTTGCATGGGCTGTTCTAATATCCGCAGGGTCGGTAGAAGTGCTTCCGGTAAAGGTAGCGTTAATCTTTGTGCATTTGCCCAAAGCATAATAGAGCCATGTTCCTTGGTTGGCAACAATATTTAGGTTTCCACCACTTGCAGTTTCAATACCCTTGTATTGATGAGAGAAGTTTCTACTGTTTCCAAGGGACAAATTTAACTGTTTCATTTCAACCTCAAGATTAGGGAAAGTTGAAGATTCCAAAACACCTAACCAATTATCAGCACTCAACCGTGCAATAGAGCCTGTTAAGGTTGTTGGGGCGGGTGCGCCATATCCTCTAATAACGATAAAATCAGTAGCGTCCTGAACAGTTAAATCATGGGCAGGAGAAATCGTAAAAGAAGTGGTGTCGTTAGCGGTAATCACATGGGTTGAATGAATCGTTGTAGTAGAGGTACTGGCGTCGTATAAATCAACAACACACCCAACATACAAATTCTCAACCATTCTAACATTGTCAGACCAAAGAGCATCTGCCACTAATTTTGTAGTGGTTGAGCCTGAGTTATTCAAAATGACCTTTAAATCCAATTCTGGAATCATCGTCAAAGATGCGCCGCTACCTAAAAATATATCTGTGTTAATCGCCATATTGCTTTCCTCCCCTATTTAACAAACTTACTAGGGAATACTTAATGCGAATCGTTTTGCTTCTAAACTTACTTTATATCCAAATAATCGCTTTGCTCGGTCATTTGACTCGCTTCTTGAACCTAAAAATAATTGCTGGAAACGGGAACCATCAGAGGCAGTATAACCTGTGCGCTTGCTCTCAAGGACTCTACGAAGTATCAGGTATATAGCCCTTAGCCTGTCTTTGCCGTAGTTTGCATCCAGCCCCGACCGCTCATCATGGAGGACTCTGATGTGTAAAGTGAACGAATAAGTTTCATTTCTCACATCGTAATGCACAGTTGGATATTGAATATTTTGTGAATCTTCGAAAACCACAATTGTTGCAGGAGATTGATTCAGGTCAACCCTAACACCCTTATTTGCGGCAGTTGTTCTAATATCAATAACTTCGGGGATAACTCCATGCGAGGCCGAAATGTCTCCACTGGAAACAAGGGCAGTAGCGTTAGAAGACCAATTAGAATTGATTAGGTCTATGAGTAAAGAGACTTCATCCATTTCTGCACCTCCTCGTCAATTTTCTTGCTTATGAGTTTTTCATACTCTTCCATGGCAAATTGTTTTACTTCTTCTTCCGAAAATGAAACATCATATCCAAGAGCCAAAGACAATTCATCCATAGCGAGTTTTCTTTCTTTTTGAATCTGCAATAGTTCATTGAATACTTTCATATCTATTTCAATAGCCACGCTATCACCTAATCAAGAAAATATACAATGTCGGACTTGCCTTTGAGAATATCCATGGCCTCTTTCTTAAGAATATCGTATTTCTCTTTTGTAGAAATGTTTGCTCCAGTTTCAGCAATAAGAATACTTTGGTCGTCATGTCTAATAATTTCTGCCGCAACCAGTTTTGTAGCGGCTTCGTGAACAGCGGCGGGAACCCTTGCGTTTCCAGCAATATATGAAACAAGAACTGAGTTTCGCGTATGATAAGGATAGTCCTGTAAAAAGAAAATCCTTCCTTCTTCATTCAAAAGCCAATAACTGCCGTCTCTCTTCATGTCTTCTTTATCTGTAAATGCTGATAGAGTGCAGGCATTAGGTATTTCGTCGGTGGTTGTAAAGGTAAGAACATTGGTTCCACTTCCGCTTGCCGCCGCAGAAAGAACAACATTTGTTGAGTCTGTGATAGAAGTGATAGTAGAAGTGGTTCCAGTGATACCTGTCCCGCTTACAGTCATTCCGACCTTAAGTTTGCTTGAATCGGCTACTGTTATCGAAGTGCTTGCATTTACCGTTGTGCATGTCTGTTTTATCGTGGCTTTGATAACACAATCAGCCCCGTCGTCCCCGGAAAGTAGGGATGAGATGAGGACGGTTCCCCCATTTCCTTCCTCCTTCTGGGCAAAGAAAAAGTCTGAAAGCGATAAATTGCCATTTGTAGAGTCAAGTAGGCTTTTAGGAGAAGTTGCTCCAGTATATTGTGCCGTCGAGGGAAAGTCTTCATTCACCAAAGAAGCAATTTCACTTGCAGTGGTTTTAATTCCGAAGGTATTACAGAATTCGGTGTTTGCTAAATCGCTTACTGTGTTTTCTGCAATAAGTTCAAAAGAAGCACCACTATTTGGCAACTCTAAAATAATAGAGTGCATATCCCTAAAACCATCATGTAATTGTATCTTTGCTTGGGCAGATGCAATCTCTTTGTATTGACTGCCTTCCCAAACTAAAAGGGAAACAATTTTGCGAACCTTCATTTGCTTCAATTGAATGAATCCTACATATCCGCCATAGAGAGTTTGTCCGGGATGATTTCTAAAAGAAAAATTATGTATTTCTTTTTTGGTGATGATTGGTCTATAATTTCTTTTTAGTTTATCATCAACAATGCCTTCTACTCTTTTAATAATCTCGCCCACTTGCTTGACAGTAGGAAAGGTAGTATTTCCAAACTCTGGGACTTGGAGCAAATGAGCAACTGCTTTAAAATCAGTGTAGAATCCATATCCGTTAGCGTAAGACTGTGCGACCCCTGTTCCTGTATGATAGGAATTGTCATAATCGCTTGGTGAACTAGTAATTGACATTAATCTTCCTCCATGTCATTTACTTCGCCTCTTATTTCAATATCATAATAGTCTTCTAAATCTTCTGTCCTTTCCTTAAATAAAGCAAGATGTTCTTGCATTCTTTTTGATGGCCTAACTGAGCCTTGAGAATAAGTGCCTGTATCCCAAAGAGCGACTTTAGCCGTTTTAAGATTCGTAATGACTTTGATATTAGAAAGGCGTTTTGCTAAAATTTGTTGCTCTTGGGAGAAGGCCCCTTCTCTAATCGTTGTTCCTCTTCTGTCCTTAGAGGGTAAAACAAACTTCACTTCAACCATATTTACTACGACTTTATTTATATCTGCCAATCCGAAATCTAAAAATCTTTCAAAGCGAGAGTCTGCTAAAACCTGTTTAAATAAACTATCTGTTTCTATTTTAAATGAGAAGTCTCGTCGCTTCTCCTTTTTATTTTTAAGAAAACCAACATCAACCATATCACTTAAAGTAAATTGTGTAATATCTTTGGTTAACCCGCCTAAAGTGACGGCTGGCAGAGAGATATTTCCTTTAAATTCTTCTTCTTCCTCTATGTCGTCTTCATCAGATTCAAACATATTTTTGTCAAACTTAAGGTCAACAACAGAAGTCCATCCTCCCGAAACAACCCCTCTATCCCTGATTTGTTTTGATTTTTCATCGAGTTGTGCTTGGGCTAAATCAGAAAGCGATTGTTTATACCCCTTTATTTTACCCTTTACTAGATAAAACATTTCAGAGGGATTAGAAATTAATTTATAATTGATGCTTAAACTTTGGTCAATTAATCTGGCAGTAGCCTCAAATTTTGTTAGAGAAGAAAAGTGGTCAATACCAATGAGAAGCATTTGTTCTTCTAAGGTTCTCTTCACCTTGCCCTTTTCATAGTTCTCTTTCATTTGGTCTAAATGAATCTTCCTAATTTTATTTTCTTCGCCTCTATCTTCATTAATCATTCTTGCGATTGCTAAAGGACTTTTATCTTTTAGTTTTTCTCTCACAATCTTTCTTTGTTTCTTTCTATCTTTGTCGGCTCTTTCCAGAACTTCCTCAAATGTCCCTCTTGTTTTTGTTGCGCCCTTTTTAGAAACAGAAACTTGTAATTCTATTGGTGAACTAACAATTCTAGGCTTTAAATCATAATTTCTTTTAAAGGCATCTAAATCGAACTTAGGTAATTTTTGCATGTCTCTTCCAAATTTAAACCCAGATTGACCACGAAGCCTGTCATAATCATCGGAGCCGACATGCACTTCATATAGCGTGGTCGCTTCAGCATAATCTGTCAGGAGTTCTCTTAATGCATCATCATCGGCGGTATTTGCTCCACCGAGATATTGCTCCCATGCTTCTGCATCCTTCTTGTAAAAATTGATAGCAATATCTTCATCCCGAAGAATTTCACTAACAATATCGCTTAGAAGGTCTTTGTAATCTTCGGACTCTTCTTGACTTAATTCACTATAGGAGTATTTAAGTGATTCAAGAGTTTCATCTACAATTGCAGAATGCTCGCTTGCATCAGCCGTTAAGTACCTTTCAAGGTGTCCACGAATAACATCTTTCTGTTGTGGCATAACCAAAGGGTTGCCAATGCCCCAAGAAATCTGATATTCCAACTAAAACGCCTCACATCAACCATTTGGCCCAAGCCGCACCTTTTTGGATTGCCGCACCTAAATGAAGTCCACTTGATGGAGGCTCATATGACATCTGCCCTTGAGCATCAATCCAATACGGGCGACCGTAGCCATCCGTTCCCGAAGGTGGAATGGGGTAGCCTGAGCCGTTATTTAAGGCCCCTTGAACCTGCTGGTATTGTTGCGTTTGTCCGGTAATTCCAGCAATTGCCATACCTGCCGAGGGTTGCTGTTGGCCCCCACCAAAGCCCTGCGATTCAAGGTACTGTTGCTTTGCCATTTTTCTCTGCATAATAACTTCACTATTGATGGCCGCTCCAAGAATTTTTTGAATATCTAAATCAATGTTTTCTTGAGTGATTTTTTGATATTCTTGCAGAGTATCCTGATTAACCGTCATTACCCCTGCATTGTTCGTAAATGACAGTTTACCCAACATATCGGAAACTGTTCTTTGAACCACATCTTCCATCAATTGTTCTAAAGCGGTCAAAAACATTTCACCGTGATATTGAAAAAACTCTTCTACATGGTTGTCTTGTAAAGAAAGTAAATTATTCACATTCTTAAATTGCTGGTCGCTTTGTTGCTGAACCGCTCCTAAAACAGCCTTGTTGCTCGTTCTCCATGCCATACTTATTCCTCCTTCTTCTCAATTTGTTCGGGTGCTTTCACTCCGTTCTGAATCATCAAATAATTTAGTCTGTCCGTCAAGATATTGATTTGTCCGACCAACTCGATGGCCTCGTTGGTGGCTGACCTGTTATCCTGTAGAGTGGGAGGCTTAATAAAATAACCTGCCGCCGTAAGGGAGGCGACCTCTGTTTTGCTCAAATGCGTGAGTGGCTTTCCTGTCAAAGCCTTAGGCATCCTTGGCTTAAAAGCCTTGAAATCCAAACCGTGCTGTTCAGCGAGAATCTGTTGCTCAAGCATTTCTAATTGCTTGAACATTGATGCGTGTTTTGGGCAATAAGTCCCTTTAAGTGGACGCCCCTTCACTACCTTTTCTAAGGGAATAGGCGGTCTTAAGTAATCGCCCGCTTCCCAAATGTGGTGCATCCCACAAACAACGCAACGGTCTTTTAGATTAAATTTTTTCCCAAACTTAAAGAAAAGAAAAGACTTTGGTTCAGGAGATAAGACTCTAATAAGTTCCTTTTCTTTCTTCTTTGGCTTGATATTTACAAACTGATATTCTGTTATTTGCCCTGCTGTCCTCGCCTGTTCAATCGGATTCAACATAGGGTTGAATTGCGTTGGCGCGTTCTGTCCTATAATTTGTTGTTGATACATAATAATCAGTAATCCTTTATCATTGTGGTGATTCCTCTGTAAACCATTTCGGGTTCCGACTTTGCTGATACAATATACTTAAAACAAGGTATTCCTTTGTCGTTTAGTTTTCTCATTCCGTATGCAAATGGCTCAAATATTTCGTGCTTATCCATTTGTTGTCCTTCATTCAATGGATATTTCTTTCCCCATATGTCGTGTTTATTTGCCCAAATGCCGACTGCCATAGGAAAATCAGAGTCTCTTTTTCTTTTGCCGTTTGACCACTTGTTTGAAATGATAGTATCTACTAAAAACTTCCATGCTAATTGGTGGTCTAAATTTGAATTGCTATCTAAGTGTCGGTGGTCAATCATAAATATGACATATTTAACTCTTCTATTCTGCATGTCTTTTTCCCATTCTTTCCAGTAAATTGCTTCTCCGCCGATGTCTGCACTCCTTACTGTGTGTGAATTACCATCAATTTTGATGTTCTTTCTTGATGCTCTATGGCGACCAATTGTTCTCTCCTGTATTTGTGGAACTTCTCCTCTCGTTCTTAATTGATGGCTTAGTGTTGTTTTTCCGACCATTGTTGCTCCATAAACTCCGAAATTAATTGCATGAATTTTTTTGTAGAATCCTATAATTGCTTCACCGACTAAAATAGCAAAGCCTGTCATTAATGACATTCAATTTAACCGCCTATAATACGCTTCTTCTTCATCAATAGTAAGTGGTCGCCCCTCTTCTCTCTTAATATCTTCAAGAGTAGGTATTCCCTTTCCTTGATTTCTATACATTTGAAAGTAGTTAT